TGTTTCCACCTCTGCGTCAAAAACTTCCACGGTCACTCGAACATTCTTTCGATCGATGACCTCGGGGGCGAGGTGGCGTGGGTGCCGGCGACGCCAACGGCGCAGCCATCGGACCAGCAGCCACCCCGTCACCGCTCGTAGGTACGTGGCCTCACTCATCGCGCCCGGGCCAAGGCACCGGCCTGGACGCACGAGCGACAGCGGCAGCCGTAGCTGTAGCTGGATGCGCGGCCGTGGATGATGTCGCCTGACTCCAGGCGACGCTTGCGGTATGCCTTCATGCTTGCCGACCAGGCGGCGCGGCAGGCGTCGCAGCGGCAGCCGTAGCAGTAGCTGGACGGGCGGCCGTGGATGAAGTCGCCTGACTCCAGGCGACGCTTGCGGGTGGCTTCCCAGCTGACCCGCTTGGCGGCGCGGCAGGCGTCGCAGCGGCAGCCGTACGTGTAGCCGCTGTTGGTGCCGTGGGGTATCCGGCCCTCGAGCATTAGGCGCTCACGGAGCGCAGCGCCCGCCTCGGCTGCGGCCTCGCGGCACGGCTGGCAGCGGCAGCCTCGCTTGTAGGCGGTAGTCGTGCCGTGCGTCAGTGCTTGAGTCACCACGGCTTGATACCGGCCACGACACGGGCGCGGGCCTGGCGCCGGCGCTGGCCCAGCGCCTGGCCCGCGCTCATGTTGCAGCGGGCGTGTGCCACGCCCAGGTTGGAGCGGCCGTTGCCGCCACCCACCACCCGCTCAACGAGGTGGTCCACGTGCCACACCATCTCGGAGGTGACGGTGCGACCGCAGCGTGAGCAGGGCAGGGGGAGCAGGGCGGCGAAGTACGCGCGCTCACGCGTCACCCGGCGGCCACTCCACCCCTTCGCCACGCCATCCACGATAGGTCTGGTCCCGCTCGATCTTGAGCCTTGAAGCCTGCAGCGACGCGGCCAGGTCGAGCAGCGCGGCGCGAGTGGTGCTGAGGACGGCGTGGATCTCGTGCGGGTCGCCCCGCTCGTGGGCCATCTCGGCGAGCGGGTACGTGAACGCATGGCCGGCGCCGTTGGCCAGGACGACGACGGCCAGGAGCGGCGGGTTGCTCTCGTCCATCCACTGCTCGAGGGCCCGGAACTCGCGCTCGATCCGCTCACGATCCATGTCCGATTCGCCCCTCTTGTGGTCCCCCTCGATCTGAGGGGGGTGTGCGTTGTCCACAGCTCGCGCGCGACGAGAGGCGGTCGCCTTGGTGACCACCTCTTTTCCGTTGTTCTTCTTTGGTGGTTCCTGCTACGTACTGCTTTGGCCCCTCGATCTGAGGGGGGCGCACCCCCTCGATCTGTGGGGGACCCCCCACACGATCTGTGGGGGACCCCCCCCTCGATCTGAGGGGGGGCCATTCGTGGCGTCGCCCCCCACGATCTGAGGGGGAGCTACCCGGCGTCATCCACAGCCCCGAGTCGCAGCTCGTAGATAGCTCGCTGGGCACCCTTGCCCTCCTCGACGATCCTGATGGCACCCTTCTTCGCCAGAGCGTGCACGGCACGGCGGACCCGTTCTGCCTGGCTCTTTGTGAGGGTCAGAGGGGCGTTAGGTCGCCTCTCGATCAGGCCCATGCCGTAGCCCAGGAGCGTGTGGCCACCCCAATACCGGCGGGGCTCATCGCCGTTCCGCTCTTGCCCGGCATCCCAGGCACGCAGGGCCATGAACTCGAGCGCCCGCCAGTGGTCGCCGCGCAGTTGGTGACCCCATAGCTCGTGCGCCAGCTCGATGTTCTGTAAGCCCATCTCAGCCACCTCGCCCCGCTCGAGCGGGGTCGCCGGCCATTTATCCGGCTTCTTCGCGTGGCTCGATCAGGGCGAGGACGGCGACGCGGTTGTACCGAGGGCGCCGGCCTGGCGTCAGGTGGCGCTGGATCTTCCCTTCGCGGGCGTAGCGGTCGAGCGTGCTCGGGGTAACGCGGAGGATCGCCGCGGCTTCTGTCCGGGTGATCCAGTCAGGTTCCGATGTGAGAGGTACTTTCGCTCTGTGTGCATCTGTGCTCATGCTTGGTGACCATATTCAAGCCTGAAGACTTGCGCAAGTATGCGTGGGTCTGCGTGTCGCTGCGCGTCTATGCGTTAGGGTGGTGGCATGACTTCAGTGGCGAAGCAGGACCCCATTGATGCCGTGATCGGCGAGCGGCTGCACACGTGGATGTGGCGCAACAGGATCAGCCAGGTCGACCTGGCGGCGCGTCTCGGGATCAGCGGGCCCTCGATCGGGCGGAAGCTGCGCGGTGAGTCGGCCTGGTCGGCCGGTGAGCTTGCGCGCGCGGCCGCGACGCTGGGTGTTCCGGTGGGGTGGTTCTTCGGCGAGGCCGAGGATGTGCGCCCGAAGGGATTCGAACCCCTAACCTTCTGGTTCGGAGTTTGGGGTCCCGTCCGCGCCGATTGGAACGACCCGACCTACCGGTGTGTGCGGTGCGGTTGGCCCAGCTGGGAGTGGCTGTGCCGCGTCTGCGCTGACGCCGTCCGCACCGATGACCTGGCGCTGGCAGCATGAGCGACGCGGTCGATCTCCTGAACGCCTACATCACCCGTGATCTGCTCGAGTCACGCAGCCTCGAGCGACTGGACGAGAATGCGGCCGACTGGTTGACGTCGATCTGCTACCCGTCCCACATGCTGAACGATGGTCTGTCCCCCATGAGGTTGGGCCTGGTGGCCAGCCTTACCCGCGCCCGGCGCATCGAGCTGCGCGAGCAGCGCGCGCTCATCCGCGAGATCCAGCGATGACTGACGCTCGCGGGCACATCACGTGGCCGGCGCTGCTCGATGCCGGGCTGACGCATGTGGACGTGCTGACCCGGGGTTCTCATGACGCGTCGGAGTGGGTGGTGCGCTCGCCGTCCGGCGACGCGCTGGTGCGGATCCACCTGAACAGCCTCGAGTCGTGGTCCGTGGAGTGCTTCGTGCCGGCGGTCCACCACCCGGGCGCGTCGTCGAGCACGCTGGAGTGGCAGCTCGAGGACACGCGGACCTACCTCGGCGGACAGGTGACACAGATGCTTGACGACGTCGCGGCGATCGTCGGCTGATGACGCTTGTGAGCATGACGATGACCGAGCCCACGCCGGCGTGGGACACAGAGATCGAAGCGTGGCTGATGACGCTGCGCGGCGCCGGACGGCGCCCAGCGACCGTCAAGGCCAGGCGGCAGCAGCTGCGGCTGCTCGCGCGGTGGGCTCGCGAGCGCGGGCCGTGGATGCTGAGCACTGACGACCTGCTGAGCTGGTGCGCGTCGCGCGACTGGTCGCGCGAGCGGCGCCGCTCCGTCCGCTCCGCCCTGCGCACGTTCTACACGTGGGGTGTGCGCACCCACCGCATCCAGGACAACCCGGCGACCGACCTGCCGGCGGTGCGCGCGGCCGAGCCGCGGCCGAAGCCATGTCCCGATCGCGTGCTGGCGGCCGCGGTCGCGGCCGCGCCGGCGCGTGACGTGCTGATGCTGAGGCTGGCGGCCGAGTGCGGGCTGCGCCGCGCCGAGGTCGCCCAGGTCCACACCCGCGACGTGTTCCCGGACCTGCTGGGCTGGTCCCTGCTGGTGCACGGCAAGGGCGGCAAGGAACGCGTCGTCGCCCTCGAGGACGACCTGGCCCGGGCGCTGCTCGCGCGGCCGCGCGGGTACGTGTTCCCGGGGAAGATCGACGGCCACCTGTCCGCGCGGTGGGTCGGCAAGGTCGTCCTGCGCTGGCTCGACCAGGGCTACACGCTGCACAGCCTGCGGCACTGGTTCGCCACCACGACCTACCACGAGCAGAACGACCTGCTGGCGGTCCAGCAGGCCCTGGGACACGCCAGCCCGGAGACCACCCGGCGCTACATCAAGCTGCAGGACGACCGGGTGCGGGCGCTGGTGACGACGGCCTCAGCGCGGCTGCGGGCGATCGCGTGAAACAAAGTTCCAGAGTTTCAGGGGGTCGCCCATATGACCGCAACAGGCCACAGATCTGGAGATTAGGAGTTTGGCCCTTGATGACCAGATTGACCGCACACCGTCGGTGGGCCCTGATGACCTTCGGGCCGGCCGGCCTGGCGCTGGGGATCGCGGGCACCTACGCGCTCGCCCGTGACTGGCATCCCGCGGGACTGTGGGCGCTGTGGTCGCTGACGTCCTGGGCGATGGGCAACGCGTCGCTGAACAACTACCGCGCCGGCTACTGGCGCGGGCGCGTCGAAGAGGGTTCCGAGGGCGTCGAGCTCCACGTCCGCAAGCTCGTGAGCGGCTGGCAGCCGAACCCGTGGGATGACGGTCGCTGGTAGGCCGCGAATCGCCAGATTAGGAGTTTGCGGGCACGAACGGCACCAAAGGGGGGAAGGGCCACGCCTTGCCCCCTATGAACGAGGGGGCAGAGGGCAGTGGCCCTTCCGGGATCGAACCGAACCGATGCAGATACCACGATGGAGGATCACAGATGCTTTCGCAGAGCGGCGCGCCGCTGTTGACGGTCCGGCAGTTCGCCCAGCGGCACGGGGTGGCGGTGCGCACGGTGGAGCGGTGGCAGGAGGACGGCCACCTGACCGGGGTGGTGCGGCTGGACTCGGGGAACCTGATCCCGGACCAGCCGCGCCCGGCGATCGGACGGCGCGCGGCCGCGGCGCCCGAACCGCTCGAGCAGCGGGCGCTGGCGGTGCCGGCGCCGGCGGCGCTGGAGCAGGGCCCGCGCAACCTGGCCGAGGCCCTGGCGCTGCTGCCGGCGTTCCTGACGCTGGAGGACGCGGCGCGGCTGCTCGGGATCCCGGTCGTGCGGATCAAGGAGAATCCCGAGCGGTTCGCGGCGGAACCGGTCGACGACCGCCGGCAGCTGATGGTGCCCGCGCGGGTCGTGCGCGAGGTCGCCGGCATCTGAGGTCCGACACCGCCGACATGTCGGACCGACACGGCCCGGGGTCCGACATGTCGGCGGTGTCGGAGTATTGATTTACCAGGTGGCGATCTGGGCGTTGGCGGCGGTGACGACGGCGTCGGCGTTGGACCATGCCTCGATCCGCAGCCAGTCGCTGGAGGTCAGGGTGCCCTGCTGGGCGACCTCGAGGCGGGCGTGGCCGGTGATGTCGATGGTGGTCTGACGCAGCGAGTAGCGGGCGTTGCTGCCGTCCTTCCACGGGCGGACCTGCACGATGGTGCCGGGCTCGCCCTGCACGTACAGCTGGGCGGACAGGTTGAACCAGCCGGCGGGGCCCTTGCGCACGGCGTACTGCCCGGTCGGGTCGCCCTCCTTGTCGGACAGCTTGAGGTCGACCCAATCCCCGCCGATGGCGCGCTCGGTGGTGCTCGACTTGGTCAGGGTGTCCACGGGTGCTCCTTCGTCGAGCGCGGGCGGGTTCAGGACCACGGCGCGCAGGTCGTCCATGTCCAGCGGGTCGGGGTCGACCTTGCGGGTCGGCGCCCATTCCTTGTGAGCGATGAGCCAGTCGAGCAGCTCGCCGGCGTTGTCGCGGACGCCGAGGTGGTCGGCCAGGGCGACCAGGCCGGTGATGCCGCCGGTGCGCTGGTCGGCAGTCCATTCCTCGTTGGTGGTGTGGTCGGTCTCGATCCCGATGAACTTGGCGTTGCCGTCGGTGACGCCATGCCAGGACCCCTCGCCGGCATGGTTCGCCCGCCCGGCGGCGCAGCAGTGCCAGCGGCCGTCGAAGTCCAGCCACAGCTGCGCGAGGGGGCCCTCGAGCCCGGGCCGGCCGTTGATGATGACGTCGGCGCCGTGGCTGGTCTCACCCGCGGGCGAGGCGTCGTGGTGGAGCATGACGCCGCGTGGGGAGAACGCGCCGGAGGGGCGGCCGCGGGTCTTCCACCCGTCCTCCTCCACGACCTCGCAGCCGGCGCCACGCAGGACGTCGGCCATCCAGACCAGCGGGAACCAGCCCATGGTCAGGTCCCCAGCGGGGTGACGACCATGAACGAGTTCGTGAAGCGGACCAGGTCCGCGACGGTGGCGACGGCCTGGGCGAACTGGAACTGCAGGTAGCCGCCGGTGCCGCCGACCTGGACGATCAGGTCCTCGCGGACGTGGCTGTTGTTGGTGGGGATGACGCCGAAGATTTGCGCCGAGGTGAACGTGGCGGCCGGGCGGGCGGCCATCAGCGTGGCGGCCACCGACGTCGTGGCGGTCTCGGCGCCGAGCACGAACCGGGACTGGAACGTGACGTCACCGGTGGCGCGCCATGCCTGCTGCACGTCGGCGCCGGCCGCCGAGCACGCGTAGCCGGTGACCAGCTCCACGCGGTAGAAGCCGGCCGCCCCGGAGGGGAACGTCCAGCGGAACGCGGGGTCATCGGTCATCACCGCGGAGTTGTTGACGGTGAACGCACCGGTGGTGATGCCCTGCTTGAGACCCGGCAGCCGCGGGTCGAGGGCTTCCGCGAGGCGCTGGATGTCGCCGGGCACGTCCGGGATGTTCGCCGGGCTCGGGTAGGGCAGGCCCTTGGTGGTGGTGGGCATCGTCAGCCTCCGGTGATCGTGTCGTCGAGGGGTAGCTGGGTGCGCACGTCCATCGAGCCGGTCTCCAGGGTGAACGTGACGGCGCCGACCTGGTGGCGTTCCTGGGGGCCCAGCGGCAGCTGGATCGAAACGGTGTCCAGGGGCCTGATCCAGTAGGCGGCGACGGCGCTGATCGTGATGGCGCGGCCCAGGGTGAACGCCGTGCGCAGGGTCGCGGCCGCGCGGTTGGCGGCCGCGACGGCGTTGCTCTTCCACGGCAGCTCGTCGGCCGCGGTGACCTGGCCCACGACGGAGGTGGCGTAGGGGCCGGAGGTGATCTGCGCGGTCCCGATCACGGTCTGGGTCAGGCCGGCCTTGTCCCAGCGGTAGCGGACCACGGCGGCGTTGGCCCACCGGTCGCGGGTCAGCTCGGTGCTGGAGGACACGACGGTGCCGGCGGCGCCCACGTTCAGGGCGTGCACGGGCTGCCCGACCGGCGACTGCCCGGTCAGGCGCCAGACGCCGGTCTCGTCGCAGCGGAACCAGCCGCCGACCCGGGCGGCGATGTCGCGGGCGAAGTCCAGGGCCGGATCAGTGGCCGCCGGCACCCACTGTTCGGGGGCGGCGTCGGCCCACCGGGTGGAGGTCAGGGCCTGCCCGTACGCCCAGGACGGGTCGGTGATGCCGGACACGGCACCGCAGGCGATCAGGCACCGGTTCACCGCGTCCCGGGCGGTCGTGGTGTTGTCCCAGGACGCACCGGCCCAGGCGGAGTTGGACAGCGCCCGCCACCCGTCGTACAGGTACTCGGCGCCCTGTACGGACAGGGTCAGGGTGTTGCTTGGCCGGTCCACGTCGCGCCGCGCCAGGTACATCACGGCCAGCGGGTGCACGTCGACGACGGCGCCGGGCAGCACGTAGCCGGCCGAGACCACGACCTTGACCCGCCCTCGCGGGTCCAGCGCGTCCAGCTCGGCCTGGTCCTGGGGCACGGGCCCGGTCAGCACACCCTGCACGTATGGCGACCAGGAGCGGTCCAGGGTGACCGAGCAGGTGCTCACCTTCAGCGGGATCGGGTTGCCGGCGGCGTCGGTGACGGCCACAGTCCACCGGTGCTCGAGGCTGGAGCGCAGCAGCTGCTCCAGGTCGCCGCTCCAGGGCGCGGTACTCACCGGATCGGGGTGTTGCTGAGGAGGTCGCCGTAGGTGGCGAACGCGGCGCGGACCAGCAGATAGTCGCGGTAGCCGGCCAGCAGGTCGGCGTAGGCCCAGGCCCCGATGGGCACCAGGATGCCCGGCGGTGACGCGACGGACGCGAAGCTGACGGAGACGTCCCAGCGCCGCTCGGGCCGAGGGCTGGTCGTCCAGTCCTCGGCGCTGTGCGCCAGGGACACGCTGGTCACCGCGAAGTAGAAGTCGAGGTTGACCTGGTCGGACTGGCGCAGCATGAAGATCGCCGGGCTGGACAGCACCCCGATCAGCTGCTGCGCGGCGGCGAGACTGGCGCAGCGGATGACCAGGGTGCCGGTCGGGTCGGCGGCCGCGCCCAGGACCACGAGCGGGTCGGTGCGCCCGACGACGGGGTGGACCGTGGAGGTGCCTTGGCTCGTCTGGTCGTACTGCACCGCGATGCTGTCGGTAGGTGCGCCGGCCGCGGACAGCAGCAGCCCTGACGCCGGGTACAGGGGCACGGTCAGATAGGCCACGCCGTGCTGGGTCAGGGGCGGCAGGGTGACCGTCGCCACGATCGCGGTGGCGGTGTACACGTAGTAGGTGATCGGCACGCCGCCGGTCTGCAGCGAGTACTCGTAGTCCGAGACATAGGTGGGGGCCGATATCGGTAGCCCTCCGTAGGCCCCGGAGGGCATTCGGACGGCGGCTGATCCGGCGGCGTCGGTGCGGATGACCTGGGTGAGGAGCGGGTCGTCGGGTGGGGTGGCGTTGATGTACAGCTTGACCCGCTGCGGGGTGACGGAGACCACGGTCACGGTGACGGCCATCAGGTGGGCACCGGCTTCCCGAGCTTGGGCTGCGTGACTCTGGGCTCGACGTTGACCTTGTACGTGCGGCCGCTGAAGTAGTCGTCCAGCTGCTTGTTCACCCCGCGCAGGTCGGGCACGACCTTGACCGACGTCGTGCGGTCCGCGGCCGCGTCGTCGACGGCGTCCTTGGTGGTCTTGGCGGTGCCGTGGTCGGTGACGGTGATCGTGGTGTGCTTGGCCGGGGGGATCCCGCCGAGGGTGTCCACGAAGTGCTGCGCTTCCTTCCTGGTGATCCCGAATGCCTTGGACACCTTGTCCACGAGGACCTTCTCTTGGGCCTCCATCTTCTTCGTGGCGGTGGTCGAGGCGGTGCCGTTGTCGACCAGGGCGTCGCCGTAGGCGATGATCCCTTTGCGTGCGGCGTCGACGGCGCGCAGGTTGTCGCGGCCCTTCTCGCTGAACTTGGACAGGCTCTTGCCGTTGGTGTCCTGGGCGTCGGAGACGCCTTGGATGGCGTCGAGCAGGTCGAGCTCGTTGGTGATCGCGTCGTTCTTGAGGCCGGCGGCGATCCGGGCCTGTTCGTTGTTGCCGGCCAGGGCGTCGGTGTTGCCGGTGACGGCGTCGGTGTTGTCGTCGGTGGCGTCGGTGGTCTGCGGCATAAGGCGGTTCAGCAGGTCCTGCTGGGCGCGGGCGTCGCCGTAGGCGTTGCCCTGGTCGCCCAGCGCCGCGTTCAGGACGCCTATCGCCTCGATCTGCTGGCGGGCGTGGGCCTGCTGCGCCAGCGAAGCGGACGGGTCGAGCAGCTGCCCGCGCAGGATGATCAGGTTCCCGGTGAGCAGCTGCTGCGCGTCGGCCAGCTCGCCGGCGTCGCCGGTCAGGCCGGCGAAGTAGGTCTGCAGTGAGCGGGTCGACAGCCCGGTCTGCTGCAGCAGGTCGTTGAACTCGTCGACGTTGCCGACGTCGAACGCCTTCTGCAGCTCCTTGGCGTCGGAGATGATCCCGGCCAGGGTGTCGGACTTGAACTCGGGGGTGATGTCGCTGTTGGCGCGCAGCTCCTCGAAGATCGACAGGACCCGCTGGCGGAACTCCTCGGCGGCCTCCTTGCTCTTGCCGAACAGGTTGCGGGCCAGGCCGATCCCGACGCCGATCGCGGCGGCGCCGACCAGGCCGGCCGGGCCGAGCGCGGCGACCAGGCCACCGAACGTGCCCTGGATGGCGTCGACGGCGCTGGAGGCCGAGCCGTCGAAGCTGGACACGGTCTCGGCGACGTTCTGCTTGGCTTCTGCGGAGAACTCGCGCAGGGTCGCGGACCCCTTGTCGCCGACGTCGTCGACGTCGGCCTTGACCTTGCGGCTGCTGGTCCGCCCGGCGGCCTCGACCTCGTGGAACGCGGTCTTGAACGACTTGCTGATCTTGTCGGCGCTGGCGTCGGCGGTGGCGGCGACGTCCTTGAGGTCGCCGCCGACCTTGGCGTCGATGTCGGCGCCGGCGGTGGAGATGTCGTCGAGGCTGTCGGCGACGTCGTCGAGGCTGTCCTCGAGGTCCTTGGTCCCGGCGAGGAACTTGGTGACGTCGGCGATGAACGGGATCTTGATGGGCACGGGTCAGCCTCCTTCCTCGGACGCGTCGTAGTAGACCTTCACGATCAGCTGCGTCCACAGCGACGCGGCGCGGCCGCCGAACTCGGCCAGGGCGCCCATCACGGGCCCGCTCTTGCGCGGCCGCGGAAGCTGCCGGCGGGTGTGCCGGGTGACCTGCGTCGAGCCACCCGAGCGGGTCCGACGCCGGTAGGTCGTCGTGATGTCGGGGGCACCGAACTCGACCGCGGCCGCGTCGGCGTCCGGGACCAGGCCGCCGGACAGCCGGCGACGCGAGGTGCCGGCGACGAACGCCGGCGGGTTATCGGCGGCGACGCGTGCGCCGGGCACGAGGACGCGCTGCTCGAGCGGCGTCGTGGCACGTGCGGCGATCCCGGCTTTCCAGGGCGCGTTGAGCAGGGTCCTGGTGGCGTCGTTGACGCGCTTCTTCAGGCCACGGTCGGCGAGCTTGAACGCCAGCACCGCGGCCTGCAACGACCGGTCGTCGCCGACCGAGACCACCATCGGGGTCACCCGTCACGGCACCGCGGTGAACACCGGTTCGCCGGAGACGCCGAGGGTGACGGTCGCGACGGCGTAGGCGTTGACGGTCCCGCCGACGGCGCCGGGGGCGATGATCAGGTCGACCGCCCAGCTGCCGGCGCCGGGGTTGGTGGTGAACGTCGCGGCGATCGTCTCCCCGGCGTGGGCCTGCAGGTACTGCGAGAGGCTGTTCGGGGTCGTCCAGTCCTGCGCGTAGGACAGGGTCGCGGCCCACGAGGGGGAACTGACGTCGGAGAACGACGCGGACGGGGTGAGGCCCTGCCAGGTCAGCTGCGAGACCGAGGGGGTCAGCTCGACCTGGGAGACGTGGGCTTCGTAGTTGTCGGCGCCGACGAGAAAGGTGGCGTCCTTGAGCACGAACGGGAGGACGGCGACGGGGGCCATGGCTGGATCTCCTTATGGGGTGGCGGTGGTGTAGACCTCGACCTCGAGGCTGAACGCGTTGAACGCGTCGTCGGCGACGGACTGGCGGGTGCCCTGGGTGAACGCCAGCGGCTGAGCGGCGACCAGGGCGTCGACGACCTTGAGCAGCGCCGCCTCGAGGTCGTCCTCGGCGGTCTCGCTGAGGTAGGCGGTCAGCACGTAGACGGCCAGCGTCCAGGTCAGCTGTCCCTGCGGTGGGCCCGGGACGACCGAGCGGGTGGCGATGACCAGGGTGGGGGCGGTGACGTTCGCCGGCCACCGGCCGTCGACGATGGTGTAGCCGGTCGGGGCGAGCGCGGCCGCCACGATCCCGCGGGGGCTGCTCGCGGCGGCCGCCATCAGTGCAGCCTCGGCACGGCAGGCCGCGGGCGCAGCAGCGCCTTGACGGTGTTGCCCAGCGGCCGCACGCGGATGACGGTGGTGTCACTGAAACCGATGACGTCGCCCTCGCGGCGCGACGCGGCCCACAGTTCGTCGGCCTGGTAGATCTGCGCGAGCGGCCACCCCTCCGGGATGGGGTCGCCGTCGGGCAGGGTCGGCGCGTACTCGCGGCACTGGTCGTAGGCGGCGCCGAGCAGCCGGGCGAGACTGGTCTCGCTCAGCTGCTCGGAGTCGGCCCACAGTTCCGACAACAGCGCCTTGTCGGCGTCGTCGTCGGTGTCGACCCAGCCGATCAGGGGCACGGGGTCAGCTCTTCGCCTTGCGGGACCTGCTCGCCGCCGACGCGTCGTCGGCCACCGGCGCTGTCCCGGAGACCAGCGCCAGGCCGTTCTCGTCGTTGAACCCGGCGGCCAGGTAGCCGAACAGTCCGGTGTCGACGCCACCGTTGGCGATGTTGAGTGCCTCGACGCGAAGCGGTGTGCCGGGCAGTTCGTAGACGGTCGCGGCCGGCTTGGCGCCGACGATGACGGTGTCGGCGGGGAACCCGGCGGCGCCGGGCACGACGGAGAAGCTGGCGATGGTGCCGTCCTCCAGGCCGAGGGCGAGGTTCAGGTAGGCCAGGACGTCCTCGTTGCGGGTGAGCAGCAGGTCCCGGTAGAGGTCCTTGGACACGATCGCGAACGTGGGCAGGGCGGTGTCGATGATGGCCAGGGCGCCGTCGACGATGTAGCTGGCGCCCTTGCTGACCCCGGACGGCACGGTGCCCGGCGCGACGTAGGGGGCGTTGTCCAGCAGCACGGTGCCGACGACGGCGTCGGACTGCTTGGCGTAGGACTCGGCCATCGCGGCCCAGTAGGACGACCAGAACTCCTCGACGTTGAAGTCGCGGAAGATCCGGTCGATGTCGTGGGCGCCGGCGATCCGCTGCGCGTCCAGCACGTAGGGCTCGGTGGTCGCCGCGTTCGACGGGACGGGCGCTTTGTTCCCGGCGTAGGGGGCGACGGTGGGCTTGACGACCCACTTCCATCCCTTCACCTGCATCGCGGTCAGCGGTGCTGAGGTGATCAGCGGGATGTAGCGGCGCTGGAACGTGCGGCCGTCCCAGACCTCGCCGAGCCACTGCGGGATCTGCATGACGTCGTCGACGGATCCGGCGGCGGGGGTGATGTCGGACAGCGTCGCGAACAGCTGCGTGGAGCGGGGCGATGCCTGCTCGAGGGTCGCGAACAGCCGGCCCTCGCCCTGGGTCCGTCCGGCGCTCGCGAGCAGCCGGACGATTTCGCGGAACCCGGGTTCGGGGCGGGCGGGGCGCGAGGTCGGCAGCCCGGCCGGCGCGCGGGTGGCGGCCAGCGTGCCCGCGGCCGCGGTGGTGGTGGTGGACATGTCGGCCTCACTGTCGTCGGTGGTGTCGGGGTCGTCGGTGTCGGGGGTCGTAGCCTCGCTGACCTGCGAGTTGTCGGTGTCGTCGTCCTCGGTGTCGGTGCTGTCGTCGTCCTCGGTGTCGGTGTCGTCGCCGACGTCGGAGGCTGCCAGCTGCGCGGAGGGGAACGCGGAGTCGACGACCGCGGCCGCGCCGACCAGCCGCGCGGACAGCAGGGCGCCGGCGCGGATGACGACGTCGTCGAGCTCGACGCTGGCACCGGTGCGCAGACCGGCGGCGGCCTCGGCGAGCAGGTCGGTGCCGGCGGTGGTCCCGGCGATCGCGAAGGTGGCGTCCAGGCCGTCGGGGCTCTCGACCAGGGCGATGCCTCGCCCGACGGGACGGTGCCGGTCGTGCTCGAGGTTCAGCACGACCGCATTGGGCTCGGGCAGCTCGACGGTGCCGGCGGCCGCGGTGATGACGCCGAGGCTGGTGCGCCCGGCCTCGCCGTAGGGCAGCAGCCGGTAGGTCAGCTGGCGGGTGCCGGGGTCGGCGGCGAGCAGGACGCCGGCGGCGCGTAGGTCGGTCATGGGTGTCAGTCCTCCGTGGTAGGCCCGAACGGCGCCGGCGGGACGGTGGTCAGGTAGGTGGTGTCGAACGCGCAGCGCTGCCCGCGGGGCACGACGTCGTCCATCGACAGCCGCCCGGAGACCGGGTTGGAGTAGAGGGCTGCGGCGCGGTTCAGCTCGCCCTCTGCGGTCTCGGCGGTGGAGTAGGTCAGCGACGCGGTCGACAGCGACGCGTTGAGCGCCTGGGCGGGTAGCCCGGTGTGTGAGGCGATGTCGACGGCGACCGCGTTGCGGGCCTCGATGAGCAGGTCGGTGGTGGCGGTGCCGTGCGGTTTGAGCTCGATGTTGTAGGGGGTGAACGCGACCGCGCCGTCCGGGTCCGTACGGTTGGCGACCCACGCGTCGATGAGGGCGTCCTGCTCTTCCTCGCTGAGGGTGTCGTCGGTGGTCTGGTGGATCTCCATGGCGGGGATCGGCGCCGCGACCCGGCGTTGCCACATCAGCTCCTGCAGGCGGGCGCCGAGGATGGTCTTGCGGGCGCTGGTCAGGATCCCCTCGTGCGGGCCCGGGATCAGCAGCACGGTCTCGGAGTCGACCTCGTCGTTGCCGTCGATCAGGACCGACCCGTCGCTGTCGAAGCTCCACAGTTCGGCGGGGACCCGCTCGACGCGCAGGATCCGTTTGCGGGCGTCGCGCTCGCACGCCCACAGCGACCAGCCGCCGAACAGCAGGTCGTCGATGGTCCACGCCATCCGGTGCCAGGGCGACATCGTGCCGTCGGTGCGGGTAATCCACAGCGGCTGCGGGTCGACGGCCTGGTCGACCGCGACGGCGCGCAGCGGCAGCCGGGCGATGGTGCCGACCAGCAGGTGCCGGGCCCGGGCGACCGCGGGGACCTGCATGGCGGCCGCGCGGGTCAGCGGCCAGTTCTCGGCGTCGGCGCCGAACAGGTCGGCCCATACGATCCGGGACAGGTCACCGGTCGACCAAGGCGAGCGGATCGCGGTCGGGCCACGCGGCGGCACCTGCAGCTCCTGAGCCGCCTGCACGAGCCTGAGCGCCGAACGCAACCCCATGAGGGGCAGCGTGTGGGTGCGGGCCTCAAGGCGTCCACAACGGCGTCTGGCGGGATATTTAGCGTCGGGGTCCGCGGATCGCGGGGCGGGTGTCGGGTGGCAGTTCGTCGACGGCGCCGAGCGCGACGGTGCAGGCGATCAGCGCGGAGATGTCGGCGGTCGACGCGCGCCGGCCCCAGACCCAGCCGCCTTCGCCGATGCTGCGTTTGGCGGCGCCCTCGACGGCCTCATCAAGCGGGACCTCACCCTCGTGGCGCAGGGTGCGGTCGCCGATCTCGGCGAGCAGCTGCGCGCAGCGGGCCTGCATCTGGCGCATGTTCGCCGGGGCGAGCTTGGGCCGCGGCGGCCGCCGGGACAGGGTCTCGGCCACGGCGATGTTCGGGCCGATGGAGTCGTAGGCGATCGGGGCGCGCAGCTTGGTCGACAGCTTCCGCAGAACGTCGGGCATCCAGGTGTGGCCGCGGCCGTGTTCCATCACCTTGAGGTGGCCGACGCCGGCGTCGTCGCGCCACACGCACACGATGGAGGCGGCCGACCCGTCGGGGGCGACGTCGTAGCCGAGGACGCAGGTGCCGGGCGCCGGGCGCGGCACGCGGGTCTGCCCGGTGTAGCAGGCTTCCCAGGCGGCCGCGGAGATCACCCGTACCTGCTCGGTGGTGGGCCACATGCCGAGGTACTCGCGGGCGAACTTGGTGGGGTCCTCGTCGCCTTTCAGGTCGCGCCAGCGCTGGCGGATGATGGCCAGGGTGGTGAGGGTCCCGATGCCGGGGTGGGTGGCGAGCCAGACCTTCTCGTCGGCGGGGTCGGATCCGTCCTCGGCGGCGTAGTCGACGACGCCCCACCCGTCGGTGCCGGCGCGGCCGCGCTCGAGGCAGTGCCACAGCAGGCCGTCGCGGCGTTCGCCGGCGGTGCCGGCCACGATCAGCTGCGCCAGGGGCTGGGTGTCGAACAGCGGCATGATCGCTTGGAACAGTTCGTCGGCGGCCTCCTGGTCCTCGACCTCCTGGGCTTCGTCGAACAAGACAGCGTCCTTGCCCTCGCCGCGGAAAGCCCCGGGGATCGGGGGGAACATCTCGATCCGGGATCCGGTCTCGGTCCAGGTGATGTGCTCGTTGCCGACCCCGCGGCCCACCTTGATGTGGGGCTGCCGTTCCAGGACGTCGGCCACCTTCATCAGCCGCGCCCGGGCGCGCTTCCCGGACTGCGCGGTGGTGATGACCTGGTATCCGGGGATCGTCTCGCAGCGGCCCACGAGCACGGCCCAGATCGACGTGGTCTTGCTGGAGCGCCGCGGCGCCTGGTCGACGACCTTGTCCCGGGCGGGCACCATCTGGCGGCCGCCGAGCCCACCGCGTTTGCGTGCCTCCAGGACGCGGGCGATCACCATGCCTTGCGGGGTCGGGTCCAGGTTCAGCAGCCGGTTGCCGGCGTTGAACGCCGAAAGGTCGACGCTGTAGCGGGCGGTGGCGGTTAGGTGTAGCGGCGTGGCGCGGGTTCGTCGCATCGTCGCTGGTCAGCCTAGATATCTAACTGAAAG